TGCGTGCGTGCGCGTGTGCGCGCACATGTAGAGTCTACTAGGGACACTAGGGACACTGGGGACAAAGGCAGAAAGCCCAGCAATGACGGGCTCTATTCTGTCCCTAGATGGTGTGCGTTCGCTGGGGACATACCGGGGACTCATGACCAGTCCACCTTGCTGCCAAGCCATTCTGCGAAGCTGCGCCTGCATTGGTCGAGCGGTGGCAGGTCATAGAAGTAGATGCGGTCAACGCGACCATCGCGCCGACGCACCCGCTCAGTCGGGCACATGTCACGAAGCTCGCGGCCGAAGAGTTCGGCAGTGAGAATGTCGCCATGGTGACGGCGGCCTCTCAGCCACACGTCCAGCGCGCTCCGCAACTCATCAGCACGCACGCTAACGCGGTGCTCCCGCCAGTCAGGGCGGGGCTGGTCAAAGCGTTCGCGGCCCTCGCAGGGAATGACTCCTGCCGCCAATACTTCATGCCACCAGGCCTGAATGCCCCTCAGCCCTGCGAGCTTCTCGACGGCTAGCGCCTCAGTCTGGGGAACGGTCCGCACGTCCACCCGCGATAGATCGAAGTCCATCAGGTAGCGCATCAGGGCGCCGTAACCGCCCTCTTTCATCTCGCGCGCGATGGCGCCGAAGAACTTGCCGTCACGAGCGCGAGCGTCACTCACGTCCAGCACGCAATAGCGCCGTTCGTCATGGCGCGCGGGGACGGTCCAGCGTTCGTTGCTGGTCATCATGTAGCGATGGAATGAGGGAAGCTCGATTGCATCGACTCCCTTCTTCTCAAGCATGACAGTAGGGCCGGTGATGAGATGCTTCAGGGCGCCTTCGGCGGCCTTGTCGCCAGCCCAGAAGCCTTCCTCCACCTGCACGAGCAGAGCCGTGGCGGTGTGCGAGTTGAACTGCCCTAACATGCCGCGCGGCGTGTAGACCGTGACATGGTGATGGCGCATCAGGGCGCCGAAGTGCTGGGCAACGACGGACTTCCCCGCGCCCTGCGCCCCCTTCATCACGATGGCGGTTCCGGGCTTCTCCCATGGCCGCTGGATCACATGCGCCATCCAGCCCATCACCCAGTCAAACCGCTCCGCCTTGCCTCTGCAAACGTGGTCGTAGATGTGATCCAGGTAGCGTTCGCATGCGCCGTTCCGGGTCGGCTTGTATGAGAAACCACGGTAAAGGTTGTAGGCGCCGGGCGACTTCTCGCGCGGGTCCATCACAATGCCCGTGTATTGCCGCCGGTCTGGGCTCTGCATCCAGATTTTTGCGGCGGAGGTGAACACATCGCCGCCGCGACTCGTGCGTGACCAGACGCCATCGTTGGCGAACCAGTCGGCAAACTCTCGAACCGACTCGATGCTGATGGTCCCGTCCGCATTTTCGCGGATGACGCCCTTCCCATAGACGAAGGCATGAGTCTCATTGATGCGCGCGACCTTCGCGGCCTGCTCTTCGATCTCGTGTGGGGCTAGGTCTGGCTCTATGCCGAGAATATCTTCCAGTGATCGCCGAGTCATGACGCGCGCACCGGCCAGAACAAGTCGCTAAACTCCCGCCTGCTCCACATGTGGAAGATCGCTTCATCCAGCACGGCCTTCGGGACAGTCGCCAAGCCGTGACCACCGCGCCACGCTGGAGCCTCCAGAACGAGGCGGGCCAACATGCTGGCCGGATGTTCGCCAGAGGTGACTATCTCGCTCTGGCGCCTGCTCCACGCCTCATCAGCAAGGCGGCGCCGCTCGCGTTGGGGCCGCGTCAGGTTCTGCACGTCGTGCCACGTGGGCAGCGGGCCCTTGCCGTCCCGAAAGTGCTTCAGTTCGCGAAGGTGGCGCCACGCGAAAAGCCCTTCGGGCCAACGCTGCCTGCCTTCTATGATGGCCTTTGCCTTGTTGCGGATGGCGCGGCGATGCTCCGGCACACGCTCGCGCGGATCGAAGTGCAGTAGCTCTAGCGCCAGCGCCGCGTCTGCGGGGGCGAGACGGTGAGCTTTTTCTGACTTGGGGTGTTGGCTGGGCTTTCCCGCCTCAGTATCGTTTGTCATTGCTTCGGCCCTCCATTGGCCGGGGTATTCGTCGCGGCCCAGCAAGGCCGTTTCATCATTGCGGTAGTTCCTTTGGGCCCCCGGTTCGCGTCGGGGGTCCATTGGCCGCTACACGATGAGTCTCTTCGCTCGCGCCCACGCCTTCACCGCATCAGCGGAGAAGGTCGCGCGCTTTCCATCTTCCTTGACGTTGACCGGGTGAAGGTCGCCGCACTTCCACGCTCGCAGGATTGTGGAAGGCGACACGCGGGCGAGGCCCGCTGCCGTGTCGTGCGTGATCTCATCGAGGCAGGCGGACGCCGCACGCTTGCGAGCACGTGCAAGCGCAGCGGCGCCGCCATCAGCCTCGGAGAGGTTGAGCCGGGCAGCCATCAGACCAGCGCCACGGGAACGCAGAGCTTCACGCGAACGGTCGTGGCGCCGGCCCCGGCCGCAGCGACGGCGACGCCAATAAGGGCCTCGTTGTCACCTGCCGAGTTGGAGTCGTCGTCATTGCCACTGCGGGCAGTTTTCGAAGCCGTGTCGAAGTAGACGGGAGCGCCAACCGTAAAGACGGCCTCCGAGTCCTTCGCCAGGTCGAAGACTCCGACGGTGGCAATATCCACCTCGGCGCCGTTGTCCGCGTCGCCGCAGGCCACGCCGAAGATTTGACCGATCAGGACACCTTGGCCCGAGTCGACCGCGTAGGGGGCAGCAACCGTCAGGTTATTGCCGGGGGCGATGTAGTTTTTCATTTGCAGTCTCCAAATTTGGAAGTTTTGAATCGAATGACGTTCGGGGGCGCGGACTGCATCGCTGCAATCCGCCCCTCGATCACGCCCATGGCGCGCTGCATCTCGAAAACCGAACGGTATTCGATCTCCTCCCCGTTCTGGTCCCGAACGCGCCGCTCGCCAGTGGCGAGGGCCCGCACGAGCCCATCGCGGGCAGCCTGAAGGTCAGAGAGAGTCAGCGCGGCCATGGGTTATTCCCCGGCCGAGTTGGAGTCGGTGTGGCCGCCCATGCGGAACCAACCGCGCCAATCGTTCGGCCCGACTCCGACATCCAGAGTCACGCGGAACTCGCGGCCCAGCACGTCGAAGCCATCGCGCGAAGCGATTTGCGGGCCCTCGTTGCCGGCCAGTCCGCCAAGCACGAGAGCGGCCATGCGGGAGTCGGCCAGATACCAGTCCCACGGGGAGACCACTTCGAGGCGCGGCTCGCAGACAACCGCAAGTTTTCCTTGGAAGGGATTCACGGCGGACGTTTCGTTGGGCTGGATGCTCGCCACAAACTTCTCAGCTTGCGTGAGGAGCGAAGGCGGGACCACGAGCGTATCCGGGCGAACCGAGATAATTGTCTGCCCGTCAACGCCCTTCTGCGTCATCATCGCGACGCGAGCGCCGCTTACGCTGCCCTCGTCGATTGCCACCCCATCGCTATTGATGTTGCCGTGGCTCGTGTGGAAGAGCCGCACGGTGTCACCCATGACCGGGCCCGCGCCGCTGGATTGCGTCAGGGACGTAACCAGAAGGTCAGCAACGGTGTTCGCTGCCGCCTGCCCCGCCGCCGACGCGAAGTCTGCGAATGCGTTGAGGTCATCGTTGATGAGCGCCTTGCGGGACAGGGAGAAGATGGAGCCGTAGGTATCGAGCGCCCACGATTCCTTCGCTTCGCCGCGCGAGACTGACTTGATCTCTCCGGACTCCGTGACCTTGCCCAGCATCGGCATCTCGCCAAGTTGCAGCATGGACTGAGTGCGGAAGTCAGATGCAGTGACCTTGCGGGCCAGCGCCACGAGCGGCGAAGAGGCCGCCTCATATGCCGGCTTCAGCATACGTGCGCCGGTTCCCGTGAGCAGTTCCGGGAAATCGCTCGTGGTGTGCATGGCCCGAGTCAGGATGGACTCGACGTTCATGCCACGAGTGCGGACGCCTGCCGCTTCCAGCATATCGCGCGCGTGGTCCACGAGGGAGAACGCGACAAACTGACGGGCCAGGTCGGAGGGCGTACCGCCACCGATGCGAACGGCCAGGGCCTCCTCACGGGCGCTGCGAGTCTGCTCCGGCGAAGGGCCAAGCTCCCGCGTCCGGATGATCGGCGCCGGCACGCGGTTGCTGCGAGCCGTCATCAGGTCATAGGCAGCGGCGCGGGCCTGCTCCACGGTGGAGTCAGCGTCGATCAGTTCATCAGCCTGCTCCGGCGTACCGCCAGCGCGTTTGATGATCTCACGAATCTCCGCCCGCGTTTGCATGGGAGTGGACTCGTTCGCGGGCGCGTCGATCACGTCCGCTTCAGGCGCCGGGGTGGCGCCGGATTTCTTGGTCATGGGATTGCTCCTGACTGTGGCTCCGGAGTCGGCGCCGATGGGAACGAACGAAGCCTCATGGATTGCCCACGCCACCGCCGTTCGAACGCGGTTGCCTTTGGAGTCTGTGGAGTCGGCCCAGCGCGAGACGCGGTAGCCGACTGAAAGATTGCGGACGATGCCGTCCTTGATGTCCTGCACCAGGCCCGCGACATCATCGCGAGACGAGAGCTTGAGGAGCGCGCGAATCTCGCCGTCCTTGCGCCATGCCTTCTGGATGACGCCGAGCACGGCCCGCGTGCTGCCCTGATTGTGCGCGTCGAGCACCGGAGCGCCCGCGATGTTGCGAAGGTCGGCGTTCGCCACGGGCAGCCGTTCGATGAAGCCAGCGCGTTGCACGTCGGCGCCGGTCGAGATGACAACCTCAATGGTGTTATCGTCTGCGTTGAACGTAGTCGGCGCGAGCGAGGCCGCGCGGAGTTGCAAGCTATTCGGCATTGGAGTCGTCCTCTTCGCCCTCGGGGTCATCGCCCTGCGTTTGCGTGTGGAGGTCTCCGGCGATGTCGGAGTCGACGCGCTCGATAGACTCGCCGCGCGCAGCGATGGCTTCGGCGCGGCTCATGGTCTTCATGTCCAGCGCGAGCTTGACGGCTTGAAGGGCCTTCAGCGGGTCGGCTTCAGGCATGGCGGGGAAGCGCCATTCCGCCGCCTCCCCGCCATTCTCCTCGCCCTGTAGCTGCCGCGTGAGGGTCCAGCGGCGCCAGATGGGCGTGAGAAGCTGAGGCACGATGACGTTGAACTGGATGGCCTCCAGCGACGCCTTGAACGTGATGAGTGCAGCGCGAAGGCTGCTGTAGTTCGCCCGCGACACGTTGCCGGAGACCATGAAGGCAGGGACACCGACCCCGGCCGCGATCTCTTCGGCCATGGCCGTCATGAACTCGACGGACTGTTGAGCCGCTTGGGGGTTATTGAACTTGATG